AAAGGTTATCATATTCTTCGTCAGGTGGAATTACAATGTCATTGGGGGTGATCACAGTATAACGGTGATCGTGCATTTCACAAGTTTTTATCATCACTTCATCATCTACTTCTAACACAGTCATCTCAGGATAACCAAGTTCTTCTAATTGCATAGAGTATCTTGTGGCGTCATCCTCTTCCATGAAAATATAAAGAACCTGTTCTCCATCTTCATCGATAACAGAATATGCTCCTTCCTTCTCTTTACCTACGACTGTGATAATATGCATCAAATAACCTCACACGCTTCCTGATATATTTCTTTAATCAGTGATTGGATTAGTGGTTTATTTAACTCAGTTTCAGACTCGTCAATATACCGACTTAAAATAGACATGGTATCTTCCGACTCTTCTGCTTCAAACTCTTCACTCTCAACGAGTTGAAAGTTCTCTACAATCTTAAGGTCTGCAACACCAGTTGCATAAAGTTTGTCAATAAACTTTTCAAACTTCTTGATGTCACTTTTCTTTCTTACGATGACCTTGACAATCTTATTCTCATACTCTGTAGTATTGAATGTTTGATGGTCAGTATCTTCGTAGTAGATGTTATAGAATAATCTATAAGGATTGTTGATTGGAGTATGTTCTAGAGATTCTGTATCAAAAATAGTGAAACCTCTGGAATCTTTGACATCACTCCAGAACATTTCATAGGGATTACCGAGATAATAAACGGTCCCATTGTCGGATCTAGTGTGATAATGTCCCGAGAATACTTTTTTGAACTTATCAAAGGATCTACTGTCGTGACCGTGGTCCATGACGATTTGGTTATTGACTTTGAACCCATTGAGTTCAAGGTGTCCCATCGCGACTGGACACTTGGTCTTACTGATGATCTTGTTTGTTTCTTTTTGGTTATCTTCATTGATCCAAGGAATGAAGAGAGTTTTGAGATTACCCAAAGACACCTCTGTAGGAGAAGAATAAACCTCAACATTATCATATTCTTTCAGTAGAAGGTCTACTGCGTTAACTTCGTTTGTGTTCTTGTAGTATGCATCATGATTACCAACCATAAGATGCATCTTGATACCACGTTCCTTAAGAGGGTCAAACACAACTCTCTTGGACCACTTAAGTGCTTTGAATTCGATACCCTTACGACTATCAAATGCATCACCCATATGCACTACGGTGTCGATACCTTCCTTTTCCAGAGTAGGAAAGAAGACATCTCGATAAAACTTTTCAAAGTAATCATGAAAGAGTTTAGAGTTTTTACGAGCACCGTAGTGGGTGTCAGTTATGATACCAATCTTCATTCTTCTTTAACTTCCCAAGACCCTCCAACACCACCATCCATGTTGACAACAATATCTTTTGGTTCAACAGGTGTACATGGATGACGTGGTTTGTGTTCCCTATCCATAGGTAGAGATCCAGTCAAATCTCTACGTGATTGGTTTTTGATAACGATGAAACAATCTTTATTGTACTTACGAGTACCAATAGGTGACTGCCACTTCTTGTTATACTCCTCACCAACATCAATACCTGAGACCTGAGTACCACCAAGTTCTACCGTGATTTCATCATCCACAGACCAACCAAGTTTTTCAACATAACCAGCAACTAGTTCATTGATAGTTGGTTCATCTAGGATACGCTCTTCTGGGTCAAGACTCCCATTCATAATCAACCACCTCCATCGTATTTCTCTAAGTATAACACACAATTGCGTAGCTTGTCAATATTGTCAGTAAAATATCCGATACCCCTGTTGCAATAATCGCACAGTAACGCTCGAACTTTCCCTGTTTCGTGATTGTGGTCAACGCATAGATTTGTGCGACCTTCTTTTAGTTCAGGCTTTCCACAACAGGCACAAACACCACCTTGCTCCTGTAACATCTTGTCGTAATCTTCTAAGGTCAATCCATAGAGGGCCATTTGTTGACGCCTCATTCTTTCTTTCTTTTCTTCTGGGCTTAGACTGTTATATCTAAGCCTATTGTTTTTATTTACCCTATCTTTATTTTCTCTCTTCCATTCAGCTGATGCAGTAACACGGCGTTTAGAGTTCTCCTTAGCACAAGCAACACATCCTTTGTTACCACTAAGATATCTTTCAGTCCCACCGCAACTTCTACAAGGTTTACCAATAAATGTTTTAGTCATTTTATTATTATAATACCATTATTTATTTATAATGTCAAGTATTATAGTAATAGTCAACCACCTCTCAGTTTCTGGTGCACTGCATCTTTTATCGAGTTATAGTCAGAGTAGTTACCACTGTCAAGTTCATTGGAGTCAAAGACTTCATCGAAGTCACTCTTATCAAGAATCTTATTTTTAATTTCTAGTTGCTTCTTCTCTTGAGAGATACGTCTCAGGAATGCATAGTAGATAATCTGAGTGAAGTATGCAAAAGGATTCTTTGACTTCTCTGGATTAAAGTTATGAATATATCTTACACAATTTTCAATACCATCACAAATCATATCATCCTTGAACATGTAGTTCACGAAGTTAGGTTTGTATGATAGATGGTTTGCAATCTTCAGGAAACATTCACCAATATACCTAGGAATAACTGGTTTGGGTTGGTCATTAAGTTTTGCTGTTGCAACCTGTGCAAAGTAATTCTCAAGAGCATTCAGAAATTCCTTGTTGTTTACATAGTGTTCTGTACTTCTTGGTTTTGGCATAATGGTTTCAAGTCTTTAACCCGAATAATGTGTTGTACTTATTATAACATGATCTTATCAGTTCGACAAGTGTTGACAAGAATACAAATGCCACATAGACTAGGCTTGTCCCGTTTGATAGATAAGTTATAGGTTCTTAGAGATTATAGAGTTTCTCTAGAACTTCTTTAGCATCATGGACACTAGAAATGTATCCCATCTTTCTATCTAACTTCTGAAAGTTAGTTTTAGTAGATTTTCTTATGTACTCTTGATAGTTCATAATCATCTCAAGATTCTCTGATTCAGACATCGTAAGAACATCATCTAGATTGATTACAAACAAATCTTCATGAGAAGTCTTTAACCAAGGTTCAAACTTATATCCAGTAATAGAACCTCTACTCTTCACAGGTTCTATCATAATAGGATTTGATAGTAGTAACATCGTTCTATCATCTTCATCAGATGCTGCTACCTTAGCAAATATCTCATCACCACATTTAAGTTTTATGGTGGCGAAAAAGTCATCTTCTATCATATACTCTCCTTGTTTAATCTTTTATATCAATAGTTAAAATATCGTAATTGAATTGTTCAGAAACATAAATTTTAATCCGCTCAATAAAATGATTCAGTGTATAGTTTTTTCTTGAACCAATTGTAAAGTCATCAGCAATATCATAAAGTTTTGCACTCACTTTATCTTTGCCTTTACGTAGGACTCTACCAATACTCTGTAAGTTCCGAATACGAGATTTGGATGGAGAGGCAAATATTACATTGTGTAGATTTTTAATATTAATGCCGGTACTAAATGTTCCGTATGATGCAACAATGATAGCGTCTTGTTGTGATTCAGTAATAAGTCTGACCTGTTCCCTATCTTCTGCACCAACACCACCGTGAATAAAGAATACTCTTCTTCCTTCACTTACCTTATTATTTATCATCTCATATAAAATTGCACCATGAGATTCAACACGACTGAATAATACAAGTGTGTTACCTTTCATAGTACAAGAAAGATTAGTAATAAATTTATTTCTTATTTCGTGAGAAATAAGATACTGAATCTCATCTTCGTATGTATCAAACTTCTTTGGTTTATACTTCAATACAAGACACTGAATATCAAGTGTTGCAAGATGACCTTCATCAATGAGTTTCTTTGTTCCTGTAACTTTATATGATGGACCAAACAGTCCCTCTAACACCCACTTATGGGTCTGTGTCCCGTCTAATGTTCCTGTGAACCCATATCTATACTTTGCATGATGTAACTTGTCCATAATCCCTACAAGAGACTTACTCTTAAACAAGTGTGCCTCATCACCAATGATGACATCATAGTCCTCAAAGAACTTCCTATCTAACTGATAAACAGACTGCCAAGTAGTTATAGTTACAGAGTTTGTATTGACTCTCTCACGTCCTGCGTAGATACGGTGACAGTGGTTTGAAGCATCCCAAGAGTAACTCTCAAAATCTTTATACATTTGCTCAACGAGCGAGGTAGTGGGCACAACCAGTAAGATTTTATTACCGCGTGCCACATGGTATCGCACAACAGAGTAAATCATAAATGACTTACCAGATGCCGTAGGTGATATCAATAACTTTCTATTGTATCGTAGAGCCTCATATACCGCATCTATCTGATAATCTCTAGGTGATATATCCGGCGCAATACTTTTCATATAATCTTTTACACCACCTCGACTTACAAAGTCATTTACTTCAAAGGGCGGCCCATAATATTTGTTATTTTCAAATTTATATGTATAACCTGCAGTCTCGCAAAATGCTATAATTTTATCTAATAGACCAACATATATTCTCTTGGTCTTCATATTATAAAGATGCACATAACCATCCCAATACTTATTACGGTATTGCGGCATAAACTTTTTGTTCTCGACCTCGAAGGTGAATTTGTCCCGCAACTCATGCTCAACATGCGGTTCAGTTGTTATTTTTAGATATACTTCATTTACCTTCTCAATTGTCAAATGAGACATAATGTAACTTTTTAGTTACTATTATTTATTACATACTGTCAAACTGATGTTCTAATATAATTCTATAAAAATTATCTCTCATCATAATAAGACTTTCCTGTTCTTCAGCATCTCCTCCAGGCCATCTCTGTACTGCCTGAGATAGACCTGTATGAATAAGACGAATACCTTCAATGGGTAATTCTATATGGTAATAACCCTCTTCATCCATTAACCTGCTCCAGATGTAAACCTCATAAAATCTATGGTGTTTTTAATTTGGTAATTTCTTTGTGTTATCTGTTTTAAAATCTCTTCAATGTATTTGAGCATCACTTCGTAGTAGTCTATTTTTAACGAAACTCCTGAGAGTTTCTCATCTGCGTCAAGATATTTTTGAAGAGTGTCTTTATCTCGGATCTTTTTGGGAAACGGAGTTTCGATATAAACATCGGGATCTGCTTTACCTGAATAAAACTCATATCTTTCGTGACGAATGTTTTTCTTTTGTTGTTCTGCTTTCTTCCTCAACAACATAAGGTTATTATAAATGTCATAATATTTTGCATGTAGAACGGGAATGTTTATAGATTCTGTATGTAAGTTATCAATATCAATTTTAGAATCCTTTTCCCACATCTCTTGGATTCCGGTCAAGTCAATCATTTAACAACAATCAAATGGTTCTATCGTATAGTTAAGATACTTGAAACTAACCTCAGCTGTCAAGTATTCCACATCGGTTAATGTTGAGTCAAAGTTAATGTCAGAAAGACTCGTAGGAAACATGTCTAAGAATTTGACTGCAAACAATGGGGTATTTATTGAACTAAGTATTGTCAGAGTTCCATCAGAAGTTAAGTTAATCTCACTTCGTTCTTCTTTAGGTACATCCCAAGAGTTTTGAAATTTATAAATCTCATCTAGACTATCTGGAAATCCAATACCCCTCATCCAGTTTTGGATTTGCATATAGTTTTCAAGATTTTGATCAATCAAAAATCTTATTCTTAAATCATTATAATCTAAGATATCACCAACTCTAGGTATCATCTTGAGATAACTAGGTTGGTCTGGAGAACCGAGTGTAAATCCAGGAACGTTAATTGCGTTACCGAAAAAACCAACCTTATCAGCTTTTGCTACCGAAAATCTAAATCCAGTTGCCTGTAAGAAGTTTCTATCGGTAACTTGTCCTGCGAATGAGTTTGTCATTATTCGTTAATTACAACTCCAGAATATCTGTGATGTTCCTCATTGGCATCTCCTTCATTATTGAATCGTTTTCTTTCAACAAACGTTTCTGTCCACTGATCGTTACCTTTATAATAAACTTCTTTGTTACAAACGATTTTTTTAATATAAGATGCCATTACTTTAAGGCAGTGATGTATTATTTATTAGTCAATCAAAGATACTTTTTACTATTTAT